GCGCCTGCCGCACGACGTCGGCCACCGCGGGCTCCCACACGACCCGACTCAGGAGCCGGACCATCTCCGGGGCGCCGGACACATCCGTCCCGACGCCGTACACCGTCCGCCGGTACGCCGGCCCCGCGACCCGCTGGGGCGGGGTGAACGAGTCATCCACGATGTAGGTCGCCTCGCGCACCTGAATCGCCCCCGACTCGAGCACCTCGACCTTGTCCAGCGCCGTCTCTCTCGTCAACATAGACACCCCTAGACCACGTACGACCCGTTGAAGTAGATCGTCGTGCTGGACCCAATCAGCGCCGACGCGCTCGTCAGTGACGCGGCTGCAGCGGCGATGCTGGCGAATGTCACGACCGAGCCCGTGAGATACGCCGCGACGAACACCACGTTGGACGCGAGACTCGCGAAGTAGCCGACCGCGATCCCGGTGTCCAGCGCCGACGCAAAGGGGAGTCCGCTGATCGTCGTCGTGGACCCCGTCCCGATCACGTTGATGTGCAGGTAGCCTTGGATATGCACGACGCGGCCGATCTTGGTGTACCGGCCCCCGTTATTGGCGCCGTAGGTCGCATTGCCACCCACGGAGGGCGTCCACGTCCCCTCTTCGTAGTCGTCGAGCGTGTTCGCGTCAGCCGAGGCGTTCTGGCTTGCCGGAAACGCCAGTTGCCCACCCGACAACGACAGCGTGCTAAACGTCGGGGTCGCCGCGACCTTCACGCTCTGATCGAACCAGTCCGCGAGCGTCGGGTTGCCGGACAGCGTGATGGTGCGGTCGGCATCCCCAGTCGTCAGCGTCAGCGTGCGCTCGGCCGTGATGTTCGACCCGGGCTTGATGATGAGTTCGTGGCTCGCGTTCGTGTCGAGGACTTGCAGGCCGGTATTCGCGAACGGCTGCGACCCGTCCACCATCGCGAACGCGGCGGAACTGAAGCCGTCCAGCTTGTCCGCGTCGAGGTTGTCCACCTTCGCGGCATTCGACTGCTGCACCGCAAAGGGCGCGTTGCCGGACCCGCGATCGAACGTGAGCAGCGCCGTCTGCGTGTAGGCCGTCCCGCCGATGGTGCCGCCGCCCCCACCACCCGCCGCGCCGATCGCCCGCGCCTCCGTCGCCGCCTGCCGCGTGTCCTTCGACGGACTGTCCGCGAGATAGAAGCGCAGCTCCGCGAGCAACTGATCCGCGCGGTTGCGGTACTCCGTCGCGAGCTCGCCCTTCTCCTTCCGCAGCATTTCCTCGGAGATGGCATACCAACTCAGGATGTCGTGATACGACTCCGGGAACACCGGCTCGTCCGACCCGCTCAGCGCCGAGACGGTCGTCGTGCCATCGGCTTGCAGCGAGTAGGTCGTCTGCGGCAGCGTGTCCAGCAGGATCGTCACCGAGTCGGCGTCGGTGTTCCGGAGCGCCCAGGTGCAGGGCTCTGACGTCCCGGGCTGCGTCGTGCGCTGCGTGTCGATGCTGACTTGGGTCAGCACGCGGAACGCGGTGCTGTCGGTCGCGTCGAGGATGCGGTCGATCTTCTCGATCTCGGTGAAGGTGACGTACTGCTGGCCGTTGGTCGTGGACACCGAGCGCGTGACGAACCGGGTATCGTCCAGCCCCAGCGAGGCGGTAATCCGGCGATAGTGCCGGTTGACCGTCTTCCCGACACGGGTCACGGCATCACTGCTCGACAGGTTGCAGTAGTCCGTGACGACGGTGACGAGTTCGGTAAACGTCATCGCATCCGCGCCGCCTCGCGCTCGCGCTGGAACGCCTTCTCCCGGCGCGCCTCGTCCTTGTCACGCTGCACCCGCAGCGATTCGCTGCTCTTCAGCCAGTCGTCATGCACGCGGGCATCCTTGATGCGCTGGTTGCCGTCTTCGACATACACGTCGTGATAGGGGGTGACGCCCTTGACGGCACAGGCCGCGCGAATCTCGGAGCGCGAGTAGTAGCGCTTCGGCGTGCCGTCTTCGTTGCACAGGCCGTTCACGATCTCGATCCCGCCTGGGATGTCATCCGCCCACACCGTGGAGGCGCGGCGCGGCTCCAGTGGGCACACCATGTGCCCGTGCTCCCCCTGCGCGAGTGGCCGATAGCAGCGGTCGCAGATCATGCGCCGGCATCCTCGGAACGACGGTCGATTCTGGGAGCCGCTTCCCATGTGCTGTTGGCAATCCCCGGCGTCTCGACGTCGCGCGGCGGCGCGTTCGGGTCCACGGCCTCCATTGGAATCACCGGGACGGTGGACTGGGCCGCCGCCAGAATCATGTTGATCGCCGCCTGCAAGTGTTCCGGGGTCGGCCCCTGATTGGTCGCAAACAGCGCCGCCAGCATCAGCGGGTTGACCATGTCCTCGGCCTTGCTGATGCTCACCTTCACCGGCTCCGGTCCCTTCGGTTGCGGGTCCACCACCACCAGCGACGGATCGACCCCGCTCAGTTCCCAGATGTCCGAAATGACCTTCTTCGGGTTCACGTAGCCGCTCTGGGCCGTCAGGTTCAGCGCGCGGACCAACTGCTCGATCCGCTGCTCGGCGTTGAGCAGCACCGTGGAATCGACGCGCACCGAGTAGGTCATCGATCCGAGCTGTTCGGGCGTGATCGGGCTCTGCCCGTGCAGCGCCATCAACGCGCCGAGGACTTCCGCAATGGCGACGACGTGCCGTTCGACCTTGCCACGCTCCACGCCGACGCGCGTCTCGAAATTGCGCTCGACAATCCCCGCCTCCCGCGCGCTGCGCTCGCCCGAGGCGTAGCCGCCCGCCTGGTTCGGCCCGACCGTCCACGACTCGGTAATCTCCGCGTCGATGACTTGATCGAGGACCAGCTTTTCCTGCGGGAAGGACGCCCGCGCCACTTCCCCGATCGCGCGCTCGCCTGGGCCGTTGATGGGGATGAGGCCCTGATAGGTGCCCTTCTCGAGCAACGCCCGCGTGTTCGCACTCACCAGATTCGAGTTGAACCAGCGGATGGGAATCGAGTGCTTCCGCTGCTCGGCCATCTGCCGGCGCGAGGTTTCGAGCTCCATCACCTGCCCGCGCGAGATGGTCGAATCCGACGGCGGCAGGCAGTCATCGCTGACGTAGGTCAGCGTGAGCACTTGGAGCGGGAACCGCTGCACGCCGACGACGCGGCCATCGGGGAGCCGTTTCTGGCCCGCGTACTCCTCGTTGATGACCGGCTCGTCAAGGCCCTGCACGAAGACCACACGCTGGAGCGCGGTAAAGCTCGTCTCCTCCGGGTGGAAGAAATGCCGCCAGTAGTAAATCTCCTGGAAGTTGACGACTTCGGTATCCCGGAACTTCGTGGTGTCGGTGTTGAGGCTGTTGTTGGTGTTCGCGCGGCGGTCGGTGCCGAGCACGTCATCCTTCTGCGCGTCCGTCAGCCCGAACTCGGCCTGTGCCGCCGCCCACACCATCCCGTCCTCGTAGCCCATCCACCGCGCCTGGTCGTACATCGACCCGGTGAAGTCGGCCGGAATCAAGAGGCTGGCGGGGGAGAGCCGCCGCACGGGATACCGGATGTCGGTCGTGAACGTGGTCGGCACCATCGGGTTCTCGGCCACGCCCGTCATCATGGCGATGACCGGATCGACCTGCGGCACGTCGCGAACCTCAGTGCGCTTCTCGCACGCGATCAGCACGCCGCCGATCCCGGAGGCGTTGACGACATCGGTCAACTCCTCTTCGATGGCCGCGCCCACGGCGGCCGTCTTCATCAGCGCATTGACCTGCTTGGCGAACGCGGCCACGGCCTGTGTGGCGCGCGGGTCTTCGGAGGCGAGACGGATTTCCGGGTCTTGCGAATAGAGCCGTGCGATCTTGGCCTTGGTGAGCGGCCAGTCCTTGTTGACGGTGGACTTGGTCGATCCGCCGGTTTCCTCGCGGCCCCCGGTGCGCTTGCGGACGTTCTCCTGCCAGTCGGAGACGTTATCCTCCCGCCGACGCCGGGACGCCTCAATGCGCCCGCGCCACGCCGCCCACGGATCGGTGGCCGTCTCGTCCGCCATCGCTCACTGTCTCAGGCGGGCACCGGCGCGTGCATCTCGTCCCAGAGCTGGCCGACCAGGTCGTCGATGTCGCGCCAGTACTGCTGGTTCTTCATCATGTTGTCCCCGAGCACCGGGTATTTGAGATACACGCCGCGCTCGTTGACTTCGACCGTGACGCGCCCCTTGAGGTACTTGCCGGGGCGCAACTGGACGACCCGGGCGCGCGATTCGGCGCTCCACATGCGCGGGTTGGCCGCGTAGGCGTTCTGGAAGACCGGCTTCTCGAACGTGTCAAACCAGCCCTCGGCCGTCTGGCGCGCGACGTATTCCGGATCGCCTTCCTTGAGTTCCTTCGGCTGCGCCGACTTCAGCGCCATCGCCAGCGCCTCCGCGAGCCCCGCCACCGACACCAGCTCCGCGCTGTCTTTCTCTTTCGCCATGCGTGTCACCTCTCCACATCCACCCCGTTCGGGGCACCACCAAGACCCATGTCGTAGCCGTAATCCCCATCAAAGGGCCGGTTCATACACGGGCCGTCGTACACGAGTTCAATGCCGCGCGCCTCCGCCATCCCCATCCACCAGAGGAGTGAACCGTGACGCGACCACCACTTCCGCGCCGCCGGGGAGGTCGGGTCCGCCACGTAGGGCTGGCCGCAGCCGTAAAAGATGATTCGCTCGTACCCCTCGCTGATCGCGAGCGCGAGCATGTAGTCGTATTGACAGCCGTAGCGCCCGACTGAGCGCGGAAACTGCCGCTTCATCTCCTCGAGCGGATACGGCACGCCGCCGATGATTGCGGGCGGCACCGGCCCCGCGAAGTAAATGGGCCGCTCGCGCCCCTGCCGCCCATACCACTCGAGGATGTCCGGGCGTAACATCCGAATGCCGGCGTAGCCCGGTTGAAACTCGACGGTATGTACGTCGAACCACCGCGACCAGTCGTGCAACGAAAAGTCCCACGATCGGATCGCGTTGGATTGCATCCACAGGTCGGCCTCGGGGAAGTGTTTCCTCGGGGACTCCACCGTGTGGCGGTAGCCCCCGAGGATGACGCTAGTCGCTATGACGAGTTCCCCATGTCTCCGACCCACGGCCGGTTGATGAGCGCCGTCGCCGTCGCCCCGGCCACGCCGGGCGTCGTCAGGACGTAGTTGAGAATCGCCTTGTTCTGCACGATGGCGTCATCGACGCGACCCGCCGACAGCGGATAGATCGGGACGTTGCTCAGGCAGGACGATTCCACCGTCGCGGTGAAGGAGCCGATGATCCCGAACCAGCCATAGGTCGCGTTCACGATCGCCGCCGAGGCAATCGCGACCGGGCCGGTCGAGGTCGTCAGGATGCGCGTGGCCACGCCCGCCGCGCTGTAGGTGACGTGGTCGTTCGCCACCGTGGACGCCGCGCCTTCGAGGTACACGTAGGTGTAGAGATACGTGCCATCCGAGAACGTGCGCTCGGAGCCGAGCTGATTCTGCTTGGTGCTGTGGACTTCCCCGGGCACACCGGCCGAGGGACGGGGATCAACTGCAAAGTACGGCATGATCTACTTCCTCACTGCGCCGCGAGATAACTCGCGGCACTCGCAAGTAGGGCCGGGCTGTCCTTGAAGCACCCGAGCCCGTTGTTACAGTTCGCGCAGAGAAGCCCTCGATTGCACTTCCCGCACAGCGTGTTCTTCCCGCTGCCGTTGCCCTTGCAACACTGATGATCGTGGTCAACAGTCAGCTTGCCGTCGTCACCGCAGATCGCGCAGGCGAAGTCCTGTCGCTCCTGCATGGCGTGGTACTGATCCAGTGTGAGTCCGTAGCGGCGCAGCGCCGTCACGACCGAGACCCAGTCGCGGTTCGCGCGATAGTGCTCAGTCGCCCGTGCGCGGAGTTCGTCGCGACGGCGCAGATACTTCGCACGCTGAGTCGCCTTTGCACGGAGAGGATTGCGCTCGGCCCATTCACGCGTGAGTCGGCACGCGCAGTCCTTGCAGCGCGACTGCCGACCGTCGACGCTGGCGGCGAGTCGATGAAACGCCACCAACGCCAACTCACGTGAACACACCGAGCACGTCTTCACGTGAATAAGACCCCGCCCCTGGATCGATTCCTCGTGGCCAACTGCAAAACACTGAAGATTTTCATGTTGACCATCGCCGCGCCCGTGTAATCGACCGGGTCGCGGCGCTTCCGGAAGGCCTCGCGCACGACGAAGAGCGCGGTGTCCATCGTGTTGAACATCCACGCCGAATCCTGCGCCGTCGAGATGACGGACGAGAAGATGTAATCGGCGTTGATGAGTTTCATGGCCTTGAAGCCGGCCGTGGCAGAGCCGGTGTCGAGGAACCGCTGATTCGACTGGTTCGCCGCCATGAACGCCCCGTAGAGCGTCGAGTTCGCGATGACGATGTTCGGCTGCCGTCCGCTCGAGCCCTTCGCGCACGAGAAGTACAGCGTGTTGTAGTCGGCCAGGAGCGTGGCGCCCGTGTCGCTGCCCCAGTCCTTGAACTGATTGGCCCACCACGTCTCGGTGCCCGCGACGATGCCCTGCACCGTGCCGGTCCCGTCTTCGCTGAAGATGTCCGTGAAGGTGGCGAAGCCGTCGGTGCCGCCCGTGGCCGCGAACATCGCGTCTTCGACCGTGTAGTCGTGGGTCGTGAGCGCGTTGTCGGCCAGCGACTTCAGGTGATCGACCTTGCGGTTGGTGTCGGAGTTCAGCGCCTCGTCGGTGAAGCTCCAGTTGGTCGGCACGACCAGCGTGGCCCACGACGGCGAGGTCTGCGTGAGGATTTCGGTCTTGCCGGTGGACGTCGCGGTCGTGTCGGGCGCCAGGAAATCGGCGCCCGAGTTCGCGCGGTAGTCGAGGGTCATGCTCAGCGTGGCGCCGCCGGCGACCCGCTTGACCCCGCCCAGTTTCTCGAGGTGGTTCAGGGCCGAGGTGTCGGACCACTGGTCCGCGGCCTTGTTCTTTTCGTTGGCGAGCGCGTCGTAGGACGCGGCCACCTGTTGCGTGTATGGGACGGCCATGCGCCCCTCCTTTCAGCGAGTGGGTGTCGGAGTCGCGGTTGAGGCCCGCGGAACGCCAAGCACCTGCTGATGAGGGACAGGCAGGAGAACCCAAGCACCCACCTGATAAGGGACAGGCAGGACAACCCAGGTGGTACGTGAGACAGCCTACGTCAATTGTTTGACGGTGTCAAGTGGTTGACGGTGTCAACGTCTTGACGCTACAGGGCGCCAATCTTGGTCAGGGCCTCCCGGACGACGTCCTCGCCGGACCGCTGGCCGGGTTTGGTGATCCCGACGCTCTGGGCCGGGACCGACGTGCTCCGGGGGGCGGCATTCATCTCGGCCAGCACCTGCCCCCGCACGGCGGTGGCATCGGCGGCGAGCTTCTTCGCCAGCGCCTCCAGATAGGCCTCCCGTGCCGTGACCATCGGGCGCCGGTTCTCTTTCTTGGCCTGCTCGGAATCCGCCCGCAGCACGTCCATGACCGCCTGCTGGAACGGCGTCAGGGTGCCATCGGCCGCGAGCGGGCCGAAGTGTTCCCAGGTCTGCATCTGGGCAATGGTCTGCTGGCTGCGGGTCTGCTGCTCCTGCCGTACCCGGGCGAGCTCCGCGTCGGCCTTCGCCTGTTTGTCGCGCTCGGTAATGGGCTTGAGTCGGGCATCGACATCCGCCCGGACCATCTGGGTGTTCCACTCCAGCAGCTTCCGGATGCCGTCGAGGCTGTAGGTCTGCGCCCCGTCCGGCAACATCAGGTCCGGCCCCGGCATCTCCGGCGCGGGAGGGGCCGCGGGGGGCTCAGGGGCCTTCGCCTGCGGGAGATATGTCGCATACCGCTGGTCGATCCGGGACAGTTCCTTGAGGAACGTGACCGGATCGCCCTGCACGGCCGCCCGCATGGCGTCCACGTCGGCCCGGAGCGCGTCCCGCTCCCCTTCCAGCGCCGTCCGCTCAGTGCCCCACTTGTCGGCCCCCCGGCGCAGCCCGGAGCTAATCATCTGGAGCACCTTGCTCCGGGGAATCCGGTTTTCCCGGCCATCTGGCCGCCGCGGCTCCTTGAAGCCGTGATCTTGAAGCAACTGCTCTTCGATGCTCAGCTCTTTGGGTGGTGGCTGGGCAGGAGTCTCAGTGACCGGGATCTGATCCCTGTCGCTGTTGTGGGCGACGAACGTCTTCTCCTCTGGCGCGGAGGCGTCCTCGTGCTCGTCTTCCAGCCGCTCGAGCGCCTGCGTGATGATGGCTTCTGATGTTGGTGGCCCTGAGGGGGCCTCCGGTGCCGGTGTACTCGCCTCGGGCGCACTCGGCGCGGGCGTCACAATCCCGTCGCTGCTCATACCGTCGCTCCTATCGGCCAGATCGTCGGCCGCCACGGCCCCGTCCGGCATCCTCCCGCATCCACGCCATCCAGGCGGGCTCCTGCCGCGCCGCCTCCCCTGCCGCCGTCAAACTCAACACCCCGCTCGAAATGCCGAAATACGCGAGCGTCACAATCCAGTGGTCGAACGGGTGATCCGCCATCTTACGGGCGTTCTTGTCGTCCCACCGCATCCGGGGCAGATACTTGGCGAGCATCGGACACCCCGGCTCGTGGATTTGCAACCGCGGCACCCCGGGCTCAATTTCTTCACCTAACAGGCCATGTATCGCATCCGCATACATGACCCGGTCGTTGATGGACGGCTCGCAGGGCACCCCGGCCATTTCGAGCGTATCCATCACCGTCACCGCATCCGAGCCCGTCTTGACCGCAATCTGGGGGTCCACAAACGTCCCGGCACAGTCCGGCGCGCCCGTCAGCTCGGTCGTGACCTCCCGCATCTTGGCCGCCAGATCCCGGGCAATCGTGCGGAACCACGTCTCCTCGTGGACCGCAATCACTCGCCGCCCGACCACCGCCAGCCACACACACACCGCCGGGTCCGGGAAATACCCCATGTCGAACGCCCGGTAGATCTGCACCCACGGCACCTGAAGCAGCGGCACCCCGTCGATGGTCGGCAATTCCTGGATGTAGTGGTACGGCTTCCCCGCCTTCGTCTTGTGGACGTCGAAGAGCACCTGATTCTCGGCCCGCGCCCCGTCCACCCACGCCGCCCGGTAATGCGGCGGCAGCCCCGCGAACTGCTTCAGATACTCCTGCGGATCGACACTCGGATTGTCCCGGAGCATCAACGACACATGCGCCCAGTCCTCCCCGTGATACAGCGGGTCTTCCACCGCGCTCGGCCCGTCGTGCTCCACCCGGAAGTAGTTGTCCAGCTCCTCGATCGACTCCCCCATCGGGTTCCCGCTATACACCTCCAGCGTCCAGTAGGGCTGGCTCCCGTCCTCCGCCTTCGCCACTCTCAACGACGGCGCCATCGCGCGCAAATACGTCCACGGAATCTGCGGCGCCTCGTCCACGATCAGCAACGCCGCCTCCGCGCCGACAATCTTCTCGACGTCCCGCTCCTCCTCGCACTGCCGGTAAAACCCAATCGAGCCATTGGGATACCGGCACATCCGCTTGGCCTCCTGATACGCCCCGCCCACCGCCTGCATCTCCCGGGTCAGGTAAATCAGGTGATTTGACTCCAGGTCCGGAAAGTTCCGCCGCACCATCACATACCGGAATCCCGGCAGCGCCAGCGCCAGCGCATGTGCCACCCCCCGGCGCAGGAGCAGCGACTTCCCACCCCCACGGTTCCCCCGGAGGAAATATTTACTCGGTCCTGCCCCCTGCACCACCCGCCGCAGCAACCGCTGCCGGACCTCCGCCTGCACCCCCGGATGCGGGTCGTAAAACACCGACCCGTTGACGACAAAGGCGTGCTCAGAAGGCATCGCGCCTGATCACCAGCAGCGGCCCCTGTCTCCGCCAGAACTGCGCCACCCACTGTAGGGGCTCCGGGTGCGACGTACACGTCACCACGACCGCCTGCACAGTCGGGCGCACCGATGGCCTGTTCAAGCGCAGTCCACACTCAGGGCACACCGGCACCAGCAGCTCAAGCGCGCAGACAGGCTCAGAGGGCAATCGGCTTCCCCACCAACGTCGCCCGCAACTGCTCGAGACTCAACGCCGTCGGCGTCCACGTCTCCACCCCCACCGCCGGAATCCCCGGACCGCCCCACTTCCCACGCCACCCCGTCGCCGTCCGCCGGCCATGCCCATACCCCACATCCCCCGCAGAGG